GGTACGTCGTCTAGGCTTTCCGTCGAGCACAGTTCACTATCCATGAAAAATGTTTTTGGTACTCGAAGAAATATCTAAAACTTGGTTATACCTAACGACATAACCAAGGGTCGTCGTCAGGGGGGGTGGTAGGGGGGGAGGGGGCAATGCTCAGTTTAGTATTGGCTAGGGGGACCCATCCCCCTAGCCGTTGACGTTAGGCTGTGGCTTGAGGTTGAACTACCAGTTTGACATAGCCAGTACCATATACTGAACTGCTCGGAGTATAACCACCGTTAAGCATTGCCAACAAACAGATAGGCGACTTAGTGCTGTGACCTAGTGGCTTCGCAGCATTAAGGATTGCAAACAAACTGTGATTACCTTCATAACCTTTTAGCAACCAGTCTTGGATTGTGGCACGAACACCGCCGACCTTGCCAGTGTAACCGAACGGCACTGGCTGATCTGAATCTAGCTTAACATTGTCAAGCGGAAGAACCTGTACATTATGTACATTGCCACCTGCTTCGGCTTGAACGAAAGCCCAGATGTCAGAGTAGTTGATAGGAGTACCAGTATTTTGTAGCGTTGCTACTGCGACTGATTTAGTGGCGGTTGTTTTTGTTTTTGCTTTTGTCATTTGAGAACCCTTTCTACGGTTTATGACTGTAACCTTTATTGGCTACATATTCTTTCTACTATAGTTCACTATTATTGTAAACCCCTTTTGTGAACTTTTTTACATTTTTATTAAACTAATTATACCGACTATTATTATGACTACTATTATGAATGACATACGAACCCCTTTTTGTTTGTACTACTAATATTATTAAAACGGTTTGCATGGAGCAAACTTTAATTGCCAGACAAGATTATAAAAGATTGACCCGAGGATGATTGATGATGATTACTTGATGATGATTACTTGATGATGATTACTTGAGGATGATTGATTAATATATGTACTCATACATATATGTCGTCGGTCTTCCTCGGGAATGGGATAATCATCAATTTTCCTCGGGAATGGGATAAGAGAAAAAGGGGACCGAAGTCCCCTTATCCTTAAGCTTGTACTACGAGTTTGACATATGGTGTCATCCAGTATTTACTAGACGGTGAGTAACCACCATGCAAGAGGGCGTGTAGACAGACAGGCTTTTTGCGACTGTGTCCTAATGGAGCGGCTTTAGTGAGAACCGCTTTTAGTGTGAGGTCGCCATCAACACCACGCAACATCCAGTCTTGAATTTTTTGACGAACACCACCTGCTCGTCCACCATAACCAAATGGCACAGGTGCGTCAGACTTGAGGTCAACATTGTCAAGAGGTACGATTTTCACGTTAGCCTCATTGCCACCTGCCTGAGTCTGTACAAAATGCCAGATGTCGTCGTAAGTTAGCTCTTGGTCAGTGACCACTAACTCAACGGATTTTACCACCTTTTTAGTGGCAGATTTAGGGGAAGTCTTTTTAGCTGTATTAGCCATGATAGAAGCTCCTTTCTACGAGCACTGTCCCAACACACTATGCGTTGGATACATATATAGAATAGCAAATAGTGAACTCAGGTGCAAGTCTTTTATACTCTTAAATAATCTTTATTTATTGACGGCAAAATCCTCAAGAATCATCGGTCATCGTCAATCATCATCTGTCTTGTCATCGTCAATCATCGTCCACGGATCATGGTTCATCGTCAATCATCCTCAAGTCCTTGTCATAATCATTCTTCCTCTATCATGGGAGAAAATTGGATATCTTTCTCATTGTGATGGGACGATTTTGAGGATAGAATATGATTGATGATACCTGTCCAATCGTACGGTGTCGGGGAACTCCAATCAGGTGTCCATGATTCTCCGTTTCCTGCTATCTGTATCGCTCTCTCACCGCCAAATATATTTAGGGTATGGGAAGAAGGATGATGAACCAAGTTATAAACTGAGCCTCCATTCATAGAATATCTTGTTTGCCACGCAATTTGATGAGGACGTAGAGTTATAGACTTTAGGGACTTTAACCTGTGAACCTTGAGTTCTAACCAAAATGGATGACCTTGGACGATGCCGTGTAAGTCAGGAACTCCAGGACTTGCCCATGATTCTAGGCGTGTCCAAAACACACCTAGATCTTTGGTTCCATCACGGAGTTTATACCATAATTGTGACTCGGGTTTTGTTCCCATTACATGTCATGTCCCATGCGGTAGCAATAGTCAGTGCTACTTTCTATGTCTTCATAATAGTGGTCAGATAAGGATTCACCGTGGTGGTCATCTTCGTGCCAATTATCAGGCTCTGGTTCTAAACCCTCCGCTTCGTAAATGGGTGTCGGGTTCATTTCGTAAACGTAAACTTTAAACCCTCGTGTTCTCATTTCTTCAGCGGCTTCCATCGCTTCGCTGTGAGTTTCATATCCACAGTGTCTATGCCCGACAGCCTCAAATCCTTCAGGCACGTCTTCCCAACCATTTTTGCCAAGGCGGTGATTAGAAATATATGTCCCAACGATATGGTACTCATTTGTAAATAGTTTAGCCATTAGTCTACGAGCTCCCCTGTTACAATAAAGTCCATACGCTCAGCACATGTCGTGCAGGGTGTTTTGTCCTCGTCGTATAAATCCCTAGCATAATTGTTGCCGAGCATCGGCATCCCACATAATGTCCTGCTTGTGCCATCAGCCATTGCAAAATGCTGTTGTCCTAACTTTTTAGTCCACTCACTAAACTTAGTAGCCATATCAAAACCCCTTTCTTCGGGTTGGTTAAATTGATCGTACTTTACTGTAGCACAGGTATTTGTCAAGTAGTGTCTTTTGTTATCTTTTTTTGCACAGTCCCCTCGATGACCATATTGCCATCGGCTACTGCTGCGAGTGCAGGAAACTCTTTTTGCAAACGCTCTATTTCTTTCATAACCTGTTCTCTGTCCATTTGATCAATGCGTCCATGAAGGATTTCTTTACGATCTATATAGATCCCTGCTGCTTGTCCTCTAGACTTTTCGGCTGCGACTGCTGCTGCGAAGTTTCCTCCAGTCATGGCAGCGTCACGTATTTCGGCTAGTTTTTTAACGTGTCCTTCAAAACTTACCTCGTACTTTTTAGATAACTCACTTTTTAGTTCACCTATCCTTTGCACAACTTGAGGATACCTTTGCCCATTGAGTAGTTGCGATGCAATGGCATGGGCAGATTTCACAGAGTATCCTGCTCGCACCGCAGCCTCAGTCTGGCTAATGTCTTCACAAACGTAGATTCTACAAAACTCTTCTTGTTTCGGAGTAATTCCTTTCTCTACACGAGGATTAGCGACGACATTGATAGTGGGTTTGTGAGTAGCTTTTGCAAGAGGCATTTTGAGTTTCCTTCTCGTTATGATGGGACCACTTTACTAAATAGGAGGGAAAAAGAAAAGTAGCCATTTTAAAACAGCCCTGATTTGAAGTCGCGCGAACACGAAAGTAATGATCTATTGTGATCAAGATATCGGAGTCAGAGAACCATAATCCATGCTAACCTATTGAATATAGGGGTATAGTGAGATATTGTATATTATCAAATCATTAAAAACAAAAAGAGTCCTATCCATCATTTACCCCTATATAGCAAAGTCCAGATAATATATAAAAAGACCCCCTGACCAAAAGGGTTGAATCAGGGGGTTGAGAGAGTGTGAGCATATAACTTGGGAGGTGAGCTTATGCTTTTTTAGGATACCAAAAAAAGATTTTTGACACAAGGCTTTTCCAAAAAGATTTCTTTTCTTTCTTGGGATAGAAAAAATCTACTGTTTTTTCCATGGGAATCCAAACGTCGGCTTTTGCTTCTGATGCAGATGACACAGTCACGGCTGCCGATTGAGCAGACTTAGTTGATTTAAAATTAGCACTATTCTCATTTAATTTTTTGCCGAGCGTATACACAATGTACTTATATTGATTTTTTGTAATCCCGTGGGAAGACTGTATTTGCTTTGCAGTCAATCCATTTTCTTTATCAGTTAAAATTCTTGCCACAAACTCATCACTTGGGCGTGTTCTATCAGTTTGACTCATTTGTTTCTCCTAATTTACTGCGGATGAAAAACATACCCGATTGCTCAGGAATCCATGGTTCGCCATCCTTAAATATAGCTTCAACTTCATTTGACATGCTTGCGTCATACAAACAATCTGAGCATAATTTGACATATTTTTTATCTTCTGGCAAGCCTTCTGCTTCGGCTCGCACCCAATGCACTTGAGTTGGTAGACTGCGGTGCATCTTAACACCATACTGAGGTTCGCCTAATTGCTGACACATACCGCAGTAATCTTCGTTTGGTTCTTCTATATGAAAGGTTAATAATGGGTTAGTCATGCTTAACCTCCCCATATTTTTCAGGTGCAGGAATCGTTTGCACCTCTGGTTGAAGCAGGAATTTAACGTGGACGAACCCACTCTGCATTGAGCTTATGCTATATGAACATGGACAAGTATCAAGCCATTTTAAGAATGGTTCAAGATCTTTTGCTCTTACTATAAACGCCATCACTTAACTCCCCCTTCACGTTTAGTATCTTTTGTTCGGCGAGTATCTAACAAGTGTACTTGCCTATTGATATCTGCCACCCTTTTTTCAAGTCTTTTTAATGCGTCAGGGTTATTGAAACAGATTGTGGCTAGAGTGAATGTGACTACCCCTAGCCTACGGTTGTCATCAAAGTTTTTTATGGGAACGCCAATAGCTTGATGTTCTAGTTTAAACTCTCGTTCAGAGGCAGAAAGTAACGAGCTAATAATAGCTCGCACTTCTGCGATGGTGTGAGTAGTCTTAGTAGTAGGGACTTCTTTCCATTTCGCCATAGTTATACCCTCAACGAAGCTGAGTTCACTTCAAGATGTGCATCAATATCTACTTCTGCACTGCGTAAAAGCTCTTTTATGTTTTCTTCAAACAACTCCCACATTTGGTCACGCAAGGCTTCGTCTTCACGAAAAGCAGATTGTATAGCCTCAATGAGTATGTGCCTATCTGTTGCTTGTCTAGGTGGTATTTTATCTGCCAACATGCGGAGCGTCTGCCCTAAGTTTTCACAATCAGCAGCAAGAGTTCCTGCTAACGTAGCACCAGACTCGCTATTCCTATTAGGATCAGTAGAAATATTAGATAACCCATTTTGTACTTCTTTCTCGTTCATGATATACCCCTTTCTTGAGTAATCGGTTGGTTAATATAATTACCATACTACAAGATAAATTTAACGATAAACATCAATTTATCTTTTTAGGTCTTGGCATAGGACGTAGCCATACATCATTATCCTTCGTCTTGTAGAATATATGTTTCCCGATGCGTCGTATTCTGTGCAAGTCATCTGCCCAATAAGGATAGACATCGTTGTTGTGATAGTGCGTTGCCTCGTCACCGATAACAGTAATGTATCTACCCTCTTCTAACATGAGTTCAGCAAGAGCTTTAGATGTTCGTAAAGAATTGTGTTCTCTTGGGTGATCTGATTTACCATCACACCACCAACTAAATTGACAACCATCTTTGTTTTCTTGCAAGACTACACTGCATACGTCGTTAGGGTATTTTGAGGAAGCCACCCTGTTAAGAGTGACCTCCGCTATTGCTATTTGTCCCTGGATAGGTTCGGATCTTGCCTCAAAGTATATATTCAAGGCAAGACACATAAGTGCTGTTTCTATCATAGCATTCCCTGCGATTTAGCAAGAGCTATAACTAAAGAAACAACGATGTAACCGATTGCTGTTTCAAACATATCAGTACTCACTCGGTAGTAGTAAGACGTTGTTAGTAAAGAAGAACTTCCATGTGCCTTCCTCGGCATCTGTAAAGTCTACGCCTCGTGTGTACAAGACATTACCATTGCCATCGTCGGCAGTTATCTTAGCAGAATTGTCTACTACATCTAGTGTAATAGACATAAAGTCTTCCGTTTCCTGCAAGTCGGCGAGCTCGGTAGCTAGTATGTCTAGAAACCAGTAAGCACCTCCTCCGCAGTGTTCAGCAAAGAACTTTACACCATCAGTGTAAAGAAAGTTAGAGCTCAGTGGGTGACGAAACCATTGTTCTGTCCCCGTGAACATTTTAAGATCGGCTGATAACATATTTACCTCCTACATTTCGTCTGAGCCAAAAAACATATCAGCTTCTTGCTCAACTCTGTTTAAAAACATATCCATGTGTTCAATCGCTGCAACCCTGCCGTCGTAATCGGCTTTAGCATCGCTAAATTGGTTGTGAACTCTTACGTTCCCCTGTATTGGAGAATCAGTGTGTATACCATCTTCGCGGTATACGATGTAGGCTTGGTTGATATCTGCATAATGTAGTATTGTACGAGACCTACCCTCGTTAAATACATATGCGTCTGGTTGTGGTTTCATGTGTAACTCCTTTCTACGAGTGTGTGTAACCATCAGTTTCTATTGCAAGAAACATATTGCACCATTTCACGACAACAGCGTCGTCCATAAAATTAGTGGATTGTACAAGTTTACGGAAACCAAGAAACGTGAGTCCTTGGTCGTCTTGTTGCCACTTGCGGAGCAAAGACGTAGATTGTGGTTTAGTTAGTCGCATAAATATCCCCTTTCTGCGGAATGTCTATACTATATAGTAACACAGCAGTTGGTATTGATAACTCTTTATTTGTCTTGTTTGTTCGTCCAATGAGTACCTGTCAAATATCCACATGATGAGCAACCGATTTGTCCTGTTTGATCATTGAGCAAGAAAAAAGAATTATCTCCACAGAGTGAACAGAGAAGAACGTCAACCTCGTTATACTCTATGGTGACATTATTCTCGTCAGAATGGGATCTTTTTTCTCGTGTGAATGGGATAACATTATTTCCTCCATGAATGGGGGAACTCTTCTTTTTTTCCATGTGCATAACCTCGCTTTCTCACCGATGTAATAATTATGGTAAGCGAGTAACGGTTTCGGTGATTTGTACTCATCAGGCATAGCCTGAGGGTGTTTTGTTACTCCCCTTGCAGTTAGTTCTACAGGTGGACATCGCAGTATGGCAAGAACTCTTTCACAAGCATGGGTCTTTTCATACCTGAAAGTATACTCTTTGCACAAAGCAATGCCCAGACGCCAGAGCCATTTGTAGTTTTCTACGGTTTGTCCTGCCCATAACGTACAAGGATGTTTTTGATGAACAGGTAAATATGGTCCTTCGGCATTGTGTCGCCAATGAACGGTGCTGAGCATTTGGGTAGACTCTAACGGCATTTTGACAACGTGTTTATCGCAATGGTACTGAGCACATGTTTCGTGGTCATAGTCTAATAGAAATATATTCACTCTTCGCCCCAGTCTTTGCGATCTTCTTCTTCGTTGTAACCTTTGTAGTACTCGTTTATTTCTTCGTCAGACATGCCGTCTTCATGTATTTCTTTAGATAGGCGTGTTTTGCCTACGAAATAATGTGGGCGTGGTTGACGACCATAATACGCATCTGCACTACCTCTGTCTCGTGGACTACCGTGTCTCGGCAACGGTTTGCCATAATGGTATTTTCTTTGTTCTTGTACTCGGTACTTGCCTTCATTATCTGCCATGTAAAATCCTTTCTGTGATTTTGCCTGTATTTTACAATACTATGGTTTAATTCATATGACTTTTCTTATTTGCTCTTTTTACTCGTTCTCGCAATTCGGTCGAGGAGAACCTATGTCCACGGCTATTGTAATGCAGTCTTATGTTCAACTCTTCATGCAAATGTTGTCCGCTTAAAGGTTTGTTTCTATACTCTTCACCTACAATACGGATGTTTACTCTAAGTATCTGTAATAACTCGTGCATATCTTGTTCAGTGTGATAAGGTAAAACATAATCAACGTATTTTATCGCTTCTAATTGTATGAACCGTTCGTGAATAGATTGCACAGGTTTGTTTTTCCATTCACGTTCGTGACTTGGGTCTATGTGTAACCCTACGATTAAAAAGTCACACACTTCGCTTGCCTCTTGCAGCATTAAAACATGACCTGCGTGTAACAAATCAAATGTCCCACAAGTAAACCCTACAATCATTATTCTCCCTCCAAGGTAGTTTCTATTCTTGCAAAAAGCCTTTGAATGATTTCAGCTTTACGAGGGTCATGTGAGCATGTAGAAAGTATCGCTTGTCTAATAATCAACAGCTCCTCAACAGTAACCTTTACATTCAAAACCTTTTCCATTAACATAGCTGCTCCTAAATATCATCACACAATATTTTTATTATTTCAGAAGCAGGTTTAAAAATCAATTCTTTTTTGTACTTCTTATTTAAATAGTTTACACCTCGCAAAAATACTTCCTCTGCCATGCCGTTGCCTTGCTGCATTAAACGATAACAATGCAGTACAAGCTCTAATTTGTCGACAATGTCACACATTTGCTTGTCTTCTTCAGTAATTTTGTGTACTATATCGCCCACGCCAATAGACAGCTCATAAGATCTTTCGGCTTTTACCATCAGTTCATTTATCTTAGGGTAGTTCCATTTAGTCGTAGCAGGTACATCCCCTACTTCGGCTTCTGCTACATCGTGATACAACAAATGCAAGATGCAGTTTTTACTTGCGTCAGGGTAAAGGGTTTGCAGTATAACTATCGCCCTCCAAGTATGAGCAGCTACATTTTGCCCATCCCCTAACTCTGGTCGTGTATGATACCGAACAACGTGTCCACCTTTTAACCGAGCGTGTAGCTTGGTCAGGTTTTCATTTCGCTGTGGTTGTCTCTTAATCCTCTTGTCCATGGTTTCTCCGTGAATGTTTGTTTTGCTTCCCCCCAATTTGGTCCAAACTCTGCGTCGACTACGGAGGGTACTTCTAGTTGGACGCAATCCTGCATTATCTCCGTAATCTTCTTAGCTTGGTCTTCACTTTCTACGGAGACATCTAGTTCATCGTGTACTTGAATCATGGGAAGTATACCTTCATCAGCTAAAGCAACCATCGCAGCTTTAGTTTGATCAGCAGCACTTCCTTGGATAAGTTTATTAAGAGCCTTATAAGTAAACGCTCGTTTGATTGCAGGACCATGTTCGGCATAAGCTTCTTGGTAAGTCATTGGTTTCCAACTCCCATACTTGTTTGGTTCCCATTTGTCAAACCTACAACGTCTGCCTAGCACAGTACGAATCACACCTTTTTGGCTCGCTCTGTTTACAGCGTAATCACTTAGTTCTCGTACAAAAGGTACTTTGTCATGGTATTGAGCAAATAACTCTTTTGCATCTTCAAACTCTAAACCTAAACTTGCTGCCAACTTTTTAGACCCCATGCCATAGAACAATCCAAGGTTAATATCTTTAGCTTGCTTGCGTGGGACACCAACAATATCTGCTGCCATTTGGTGGAAATCTGTTCGTGCATCTACATTGTATTGTTCTGCAAAGTCAGAAGCCCCTCTGAAGCCCATGAGCTTGCTGTAATGCACAACTATGCGTGGTTCTTGGCTAGAGTAGTCGAACGCCCCCCATAATGTATCTTGTTCGGGTATAAATAGGCTACGTATCATTGGACCAATTTCGCCATGCCTAGCAGGAATCTGTTGCAGGTTAGGGTTACTGTAACTAAATCTGCCTGTGACTGTACCACCATCGTCAGAACGCAAGGGGTGTAGCTCAGCATGAATACGACCATTTATCTGGTGCTTTAATATTGTATCTACAAAAGTAGTTCTTGCCTTGTTAAACTCACGAGCCTGTACAATCATTTGTGGTATTTCGTGTGGGTGGTTTGCCAAGAATCCTTTAGTAAAGCTTGGTGCTCCTGTTTTTTCTGTTTTGTTGTACTCTAACCCTAAAGCATCAAATGCTTTTGATACGCTCTCAGCAGCCCACAACTCTACAGCTATACCTGATTGTTTTTTAATTTCAGCAAGTAATTTCTTTTCACGTTGCTCTAAATCAATTTTAATACGCTCGGCTTTTTCTAAATCTACGCAGACGCCACGTTGTCGCATAGGTATAATCGTTTTCAATACTTTTAATTCTAGGTCGAAAATATCACCAATGTCTTCTTTTATTATTAATCCTTTAAAAAATGTCCACAGCCGTAAGGTCAAAGCTGCGTCTTGTTCTGCGTAGGCTCCTACATAAGCAGCAGGGAGTTTAAACATCTCGCTTTTAGCATTGACGCCAAATGCTTCTGCTGCTTCTCGTAGTTCTTTTTCTGATTTACGCTCTTGCAAGTAATCTCTGCCAATAGCGTTTAACGCATAACTAAAACGATTTTCGTCTAACAAGGGTGCAACGACCATTGTATCCACGATTCTTCCTTGGACAGACACACCTTCTGCGAGCATCCACCCAACATCATAGGGAGCGTTATGAAAAATATAATCACGATCTTTTGAACACACATCTTGTAACCACCTCATTGTTGTTTTGGGGTCAAGATTAGGACCTAACTCGTGTCTTATAGGGAAATACCATTGGTCGCCTTCTACTGCTACAGCGATACCTATAATATGCCCATCTTTTCTAGCCCACCCTGACCCCATTGTTGTTAGGTTAGGATCCCGAGTTTCTAGATCTATAGCTACTTCTCTAGCATGGCTAAGATCTGGATAACCATCGGGCATAACCCATTCAGTCGGGGGTTGAAATAAAGGAAACTGCATTACTTTTCACTTTCATCGGTTGGTTGCATTTATGACATTTAGCCCACTTATTTTTCAAATTGCGAAAAGTAACCTCCTTTGTAACCCCACACTCACAAACGGCAACTAGCACTTCATCCAGTTTTCCATTCGCATCGTTCTTCAAGGAAGAGGTCTGGCTCTTGGTCATTCGTTGTTTCCTTCCGAATAATTTCCGCTTCAACTAACATAAGATACCTGCGTAAATCTTGTATATCATCCAAGATACCTTCAGCTCTATTGTCTTTTTCAGCAGCAAGAAAGATGTCGTAATTGCTTTCATTTACTTGTTTTTCAAGCCTATCCCACTTTCGGGCAAGCATCATGAATGCACCTACGCCACCTCTTTGTTTCCAACTGTTTCCGTAACTCTGCTCTGCCTTGTGTAGTTTTGTAACATCTACTTGTGCTACTTTTTCTACGATCGTAATCATTTCACTGTAGTTATACTCAAATTTATCTGACTCAACACTCATTATGTTCTCCTCTCTAACCATTCAAGGCAAGCCTTACGCCATGCCGTATCGTTAATTGCTGTCGCCTCGATTATTGCTTCATCCATAAACATGGTATTCGTGCCTTTAGTTTTCCATGCTTTCCAAGACTTAATCATGGGCGTTGCTGTTGTGTTCAGGTAATCATTTATTGCACCTGTGTCTTCAACTTCTTTATTGTACTCTAATCTTGTTTTGTTAGCACTGTTGTCACCACCCCATGTTTTAAACCACTGGCTGAGGTCTTGGTCAAAGGTAGCAGGGTTGTCTATTAATGGTGGGGGATTATAGCTTAACCCATCATCACCGATAGTAAGGTAAGGATCGTATTCTGGCTGCAAGTTGTCTAACTTTTGTAGTGTATCTACATAAGCATGAAGGTTGTTACTAAACTGATAATAAGTTCCTACCCGAAGACCACACATTCCTGCCATGTATTCTAACAAGAAAGACATATGCACAGCATTAGCTCCGTATGCCCCCCAAATCATATCGTTACTGCGATTAGCTACAGTCATGTTTAGTTTGTCGTTACGAGACCAAAAATAAATCTGGGTATTGCAAGGATAATCTTTGCCATCGTTTTCTTCCTGCAAATCTTCCCATGGATCCCACATCCCAATAACTGTTCGTCTATCATTTGGGTATTTCCTCAGCCTATGAATAGCGGTTAATAATTGATCTTCACCAAACCACTCTCTCCATCTAAAACCATATGCCCCATGGAAGTACTCGCCATCGTCACTGTAGGTATTTATCCTGCCGTTAAACTGGCTAATCCATTCTACATCATTACGTCCTGCCAACATCCATAAAGATTCCATGAAGTGGAAGTATGGGTTGGCATCACGTTCGGGATAAAACAACACTCGTTCACGGCTATCTGTGTAGGTTGTCATAACAGGAGTGGGGAACTCTAAAGCTGCCCCATTACGAGTTTGTACCTCTACTCCGTTAGTTTCTAATGCTTGCTTTGCTAGGTATAGTGCCTCACTTACGTTTCTTGCGTGTATCGACTGCATATTAGCCCCCTCGATGGTTGTTGTTATAATTTGCTAGGGTTGCCCCATGCTGTGCTGTCATACGCTCCTCGATTAGCGTCGAAAGCTTCGGTAGCCCGAAAAACTGTAGGTTTTTATTGCAATCTGCAATTAGCCCAATATTTTGTTGTGGCTGACCTTTTTCAAGAAAGTGCGTGGGCTGAGTTACAATGTCTGCATATTCTTGTGCTACGTTCCGCATATCAAACTTATTTAGCACCCCCAGATTGTTATGTCGTATTGTTTCCCACTGTTGCTTATTGGTCAAACTCTCGTTTACTATATCCCCAAACTCTTCGGGCGTAGCTGTATGGGGTATCTCTATGTAGTTTCGCCCAGACTTAAATATCTGGCTATCTTTCATACCCAAGTCTGTAGCCATTGGTACTGCACCTTTGATCATTGCCTCTACCGTTGTGCGATTAAAGTGTGCTCCGTAACCAGAATACTTTTTAGAAAAGCTAGGGTCTATTTGTAACTTAGTCTCACCAAGCAATCGTAATACTTCTTCATTAGGCACAACACCGTGATAACTCATACCGTTACTAAGGGCGACTTCCCATATACGATTACCCTGTGCATCAAAGTATTTTGGTTTACACTTATCTTTACTTGTCATGTACCTGTATTCAATACCTGCTCCACCGACTACAACAGGCTCTTGTATAAACGGCACAGCACGAACTAGGGTATCTACTCGTTTCCATGCCTTGAATATTTGGATAGCCAATGCACCGCTACGCTTATCAAAGTCTAAGCCAAAATCCCCATGTATTTTAAAAGGGTTTAAGATTAACTTGCGTGGAATATCTAAATATTTTGCCGAGTTGTATGCACTTTCATGAACGCATACAGCAGCATGAAAATACTTTGAAACAGAGATAAGGTGCGGATACAACTTAGGTAGATTGCCATCGTGTATGATAGCAATGTTTTTGCTACCGTGATCGTATAAATCTAACCAAGCTGTGATTTCTGTGTTATCTTTATTAAGGGTAGGCACAGGTATGTGCCAGAGCACCGCATCGTATTTACTGCACCTATCTTTAAATGACTCTCGTGCTTGTTTGCTCACATAAGGTATCTTGGGTACACCTTTCCACCCCCTTGCTTGATGAAACTTATAACCTGTCCCACCTTCTAAAGATTTGTAGCCATCTTGCCTACCTCGCATGGGCAATCTATTTGAAACAGCCCCTTTAGGGACGAGCATACAAAAGTCTACTTCATGCCCTAGCTCTTTCAAGCCTTTGGTTAAATACTCAGCATGGTTTATTATGCCACCATAATCTTGTATTTGGAATAGTGTCATTAAGAACTTCATTCTACAGTTCCTTTCTTGAAGTTGTCGTTTGATAATATGTTAGCGTTGTATCTACTTCTAGGAGTACCTTGTCCTAAACGCACACGTTCGTATTTATCCCACTCACACAAGCTATGCTCTATAGTACGCATATCTACACGAGCTATAGGTACATGAGGTTTACAATACTTGGGAGCTTCGGCTAACAACAGTTGCATTTCAGTATTAGCTACCTGTTGATTCATGCCTTTTTTAAGGTCACGCAAATGTATACGGTTTAATCCTCGCTTGGCTCCAGGACCTGCGTTAGCCCATGTGAACTGATCCTTCGCGGCTTCCAACACAGGTGTGTAGTTGAGGTCCGTAACCACCTCGTACGACATAAAACCTCCCCCTCCCCACCCTTTATAGGAACCCATCGCTTGGTGGAGAGCTTCGAGGGATAAAGATTCCTCGGCAATCTTT